TCCAGTAGACCCACCGCTATTATCGTTTCTGCTAGGCACATTGCATTTTTGCAATATCAAACTTCTTCTCGTAATGATGTTGTTTAACATTCCAGAATAGTCATAATTTATGGAAAGAGGATTAACAAATGGAGTTTTTCCATCTCTTGATGTGAATGTAAGCATCCAATCATTTGTTTTCGGCTTTATAACCTTTTCTTCCGTCGTTCCGTCTTCATTTCTAACGATTGTTTTCGGAAAATCCACATCATTTGCGTGCCAAACAGCCTGTGTGTTTTGTTCCACATCATTTGTAAAATCTGAAATCAGCAAATTTAAATTATCCATTTCAGATATTTGTCTTTCAAAACAACCCATTCTGTCATATGATCTAAACCATTCCGTAATAGGAAACTCACCTATTGGATTTTTTTCTCCACTTTTCTGTTTGTGTTCAAAAAGATTGTTTAATTCATATCTTGAATCTTTTGTAAAACAAGAATATTGTTTCTCGCCTTTTTCATTGCATGAAAAAGACACATCTACCATCGTTCTTTTATCCACATGGTAACTGGATTTTATCTTAAAAGTACAACGCGGGTCTAATGTGTCGATGGTAAAAGGGCTTTCGCCTTCTTTATATTCCGTATTGACATCTATGTATGTGTACCCAAGTCCGCATATCTCCACATATCGTGCAAGTTCTTGTTGCTTCGCTCTATTTCCTTGTATTTCATAAAATATGTTCAGATCAGAAACAGCCCTTGGTATGTTGTTATCAGTATTTATGTTTTCTCTCATTACAAAAGTCATCGGATTTCCCCAACCAAAATTCAATTTAAAATCCGATATTTCATTTGCAACATTATCAATACACTCACAATCAATATCTGGACGATAAGACTTTTTTCTTTTAATTGGTTGAATCCCAGACTCATACATCAATAAGAAATTCATCATTGCAACATTTTTTTCGTGCTCAACCATAGCTTTCCTTACAATGTCACCAATATTTTCTCTTGTTATAATTTCTTCATCCGTAAATATTTCGACTCTTCCAAACACTTTATTACCTCGTACCAGCTTTCAAACCAGAACTTGATGTTCTTGGCGGAATTTTTTTAATTTCCGTTTTATCAGATTCCGGGTTGTAAACTATTCTTTTATTGCATTTCTTGCAATTGTTTCCAATAATCATTGAATGTCTTCCGTCATAAGTCATTACTTTTCGACCGCACAACGGACAATATATTGTTTTTGGTCTTATTTTCTTTTTCATAAAATCACCCATAAAAAAGACACCGGTTTCCCGATGTCTTTAAATTAAACAATTTCTTCAGTTTAAACATTAACACATTTTGTCGTTGCAATCGTTGCAACTTTAATTGTTTTGCATAAATCTATGAAATGATGACTTGACACCGTTTTCTGTGTTGCCACCACCCATCCGATTTGCCACCTGGATCCATGATAAATTTTCAATAAACTTTAAATTTATGATTCTTCGCATTCGGCTATCGTCTATACTGGATATAAATTCCTCAACATCACTTATTTTTTCTGTGATTTCAAATTCCAGTATCTCTAAAATGGACTTTCTCTGATTTAACATCAGTTTTTTTGATAAAAGTTCAGTTCTTTTTTTCTGGTATTCTTCAGTCGGAACACCTTCAACGGTAAAACTTTGAATCCCACCAAGCCCACCACGGACCTTATCTTTTACCACTTCTCCATCTTCAATCTTTTTTATTTTTTCTTCAAGTTTCGGAATCCGATCTTCCAAATAAGCTATTTTATTTCTAACTTCTTCTTTTTCTTTCAATAAATCAGAGTATTGTGTAAGAATTTCCTTAGTAATCATATACGCACCTCCTATAAATATCCGTGCATAATTTTGCTTTCTCTTGGCGTGCTTCTCATTTCATTCTCCAAAAGTGCAAGTGAATCCGGCGCATCATCATGTTTTACTTTTCCACTTCTTGTCATAGTTGTAAGTTCGCGCATGAACTTTCCGTATTGACTATTTCTTTCGTATTTGCTTTTATCCAAAAAATAATAATCACGAATTATGTTGTCCCTGGCATTTTCCATTCTCGTTATTTTGTTAGCACAATTAAATTTATACCGATCACTACAACGACCACCCAACTTTTTCACTATGTCAATTACATCTCGACCAAAATATTCACCGGCACTATTACTTTCAAACACAACCGTTTTTACATTGTGTTTTACGATCGCATTTGCACATTCCGGTTTTGTATGTTCAACACCGGAATTGTCAAATACAACATCGACTATAAACACTTCATTTCCGTAAACATAGGCTATTGGCATTGAACAGCTATCATCGCCTTTATCAGCACAGTCACACGCTGCCATAATCGCATCCGGTTCTCTATCAACTGGCAATTCCGTGAAATATTTCAGTTTATCAGCTGGAAACATTCGTCCTTTTGCTTCAAATGGTTCTTGCTGAAACTCTGCAGCCCATGTTTCTTCCGTTACAAGCATTCGTTCCTTTCGGTAATAGTCCGTTGTAAATATTTTTCTGCCCTCTTTATTAGTGATTTCCCAGTTACTTTCATCTGTGATCGGGTCCAATGCTGGTATCGCGACTTCTCTCCATCTCCATCCGAGTTCGTCTGCTTTTCCTTGTAAATAAGTTATAGGGTCATACAAACTATACTTTGTTCCCTGTATGATTATCGGAGTACCTTCGATTCTTCGCCCCATTACGTCATCGGTAACTTTTTCACAAAGAAAATCCAATCTGTCTCTGTTTCTCGCTTCTTCATGATTCTTAACGCAGTCATCTATGTACAAAAGAACATTAGCTTCAGTATTTCCGACAATAGAACCGTCAATAGGACGACACGTAAATGTGGCAAATCTTCTTTTTTTACCAAGGTGCATAGTCATTTCATCGGCATTTTGTCCGACTTTTACAGCATCTGGGAAAATATTAAGGTATCTTTTATACATGCCTTCATCGTCAAAAGTTTCATTTATTCCACCAAAAAACGATTTAACAAGCCCTTCTCCTTTTCCAGTGGCGAATATACTGCCATCCGGTTTTCGACCGCCCATCATAAGACTTAATCTAAGCCCCGATGTCGTTTTTCCTGTTCTTTTAGGCTGAGATACCGATAAAAAATCAAGCTTTCCTTCATAAACTTCCTGATAAGCACCTATAATCGGTTTTAATCTATCTCTTCTAGGCAAATAGAAACGCTTATATGGATCCTTTTCATCACATTCAAGATACAAAAAGAATGAATCCACTAAATACGGTGCTTCATAACCGACAACATCATAAAAATCGTTTATGACTTTGTATTCCGTCTTGTTTTTGGCACTGAAAACTTCCAAATCAAGAAGTGTACCGCCTGTTTGCTTCATAACCAGTTGATTTAAGAACGATTTTGCATTTTTCGATACTTCAAGACCATTTGTTATATCTTCTTTTATTGCAAACTCGCTGGCCATACAGTACGCTTCCACAAGTTCAGCAGACAATCCATACCTGTCATAATGCTGCTTGTACCCGTCTAATGTTGTCTGTAATTGTTTACTAAACATAAAAAAGGCACACCACCTTTCTTTTAAATAAAAAAAGTAATGCGCCATTTTGCATTGTTCATATCACTCCATATCGGATATGCTATCTCTATTCTGTTATCTACATACTACTTTTTTTGAAATTTCCGCAACACTTACTCCTGTAGATGTTTTTCTGACTTCCACATCTCTTCCCCTGTGTAATGCCTTTGCTATCGCATCAGCATTTTCAATAATTTTTAACTTCAGTTCTTTTTCGCTCATGATAAAGCACCTCCGTTTTTGTAAACTTTAAATCCCTGTTCTTCATATTTTTTTACTGCTTTATCAAGTCCCGACTTTGTTTTGTATCTATGATTTTTTAATTCGCATATTCCTTCTTTTTCAACAGCATATATTCCATACGGAACGTATTTGCTTGCAGCTGTTAAAACTCCGGCTTTTTGCGACTTATCCATTTCGTACACTGTTCCGTTAATTATTACTTTCAAAATCCATCTCCATAATCATTCTATTAACATCTCTAAACAATTCCGTATCAAGAATCATATTTCCACCAGCATTTGTTGTTTCACGAATTACCCAATCATAATACCATAATGCTTTTTTCAAATCCTGTTCTTTGGAATTACCGTCTTTCTCTCCAGCACGATACAAATACTTGTATGTATTCAGCAAACAAAATACCGAAGTTTTAAATAATCCGTATCTTTCATGCATCTCTACAATGCATTCTTTCCTCCCTGGTTTGTTATAGTGTGTCGTGTGGTTTACGTTATTTTTCATCAAATACCCTCGCAAAATTTTCCATATCATACGTTTCTCTTATGTGATCAACACACTTCTTCAGATTTTCTTTCAAAAATTCGTCCGTAATCAATTCCGGATGCAATGTGTAAAACGCACAAGAATTTTCATTTCCGTGTTCTTTCCATTTTCGATAATTAAATGTCATTGTGAATAATGGAATCATGGTCAAATCTTTTGTTTTTCTTCTGTAGTACCAGTTAATTAGTTTTTTAATCATTCCCATGCACCTCATTCCAAATATCGCAAAACTCTTTAAATTCTCCCACATCCATCAATCGTGCAATTTCTTCTTTGTTCGACACGTGTACAATCGCCGCACCTTCAACATTTGGAACCGCACAAATCTCTAATTCAACTACTGGATATTCGCCTACGCACTGACTTATGGTATATCCGGCACATCGAACATTATTGCCGTCAATAGATAGTTTTGGCCAATAACCATTTTCTGTTATTGGTTCTATTTTTAACTTGTGCATCAATAATTCCACTCCCCTCAAGACAAAACAATTAAAATCAATGCCGCCACTCCATCGTATATGGTTTTTGTTTCATGTTTATTTCCAGTAAAAAATTTCCACAAAAAACAACCCCAACAATTTTGCAAATAATAGTTCCGATTATTCCAATCAATTCTAAATTCAAACTCCCACCGCCTTATTGTGCTTACAGTAAATCAATAAATGTTCTGCAATCTGTTCAAGTTCATCAACTTCGTATTTTTGAGAAACTGTAGTATCTCCAAGTCCACAAAAAGATTTTTCTATGGGACTTGTCTCTCTTTCGTATGTGAGATTTATCAAACATTCCGCAGCAGATATCGGGTCAAATAGCAAATCATCTTCTTTCGAGGTTATTCCAGCTTTTATTTTTAAAAGATTTTCTTTTACTGCAAGTTCAGATTCAAGTTCCTTTATTTTGTTTTCAAGGTCTTTTCGGTCACATCCATTTAATACCAATTCTTTACCGCAATACGGACAATAATCTATTGATATACATTGCGAACCAATAACAGACTTGTCTTTATATGATATATACTTTTTTTTATTTATTTCAATAATCATCCATCTATAGTTTGGACCTTCATCAATTACTTTTTCTTTTCCATCACAAAATTCACACATACAACACCTCCAGAATTAAATAATGGGCCATGTAGGACTCGAACCTACAATTCCAGGAATCAAAATCCTGTGCCGTACCGTTTTGGCTATATCGCTAATTTTTATCAAATCGAGTGCACATCCTCATAATCATCACATACGAATTTGCATTCCGTATAATCAGACTCGTATTCGCCTTGCTCCTTTGTACATACATATCCGGTTTTCTTTTCGTATTTTCCGTGCTTACACGTTCCACAACATTCTTTTGAATCACACATGATCATTTCCTCCTACATAATTCCTAATTCGTCATATGCCTTGTATATCTTCGGTGACTGTATCGCAAACCAGTCAATTACCGTTTCATCGTGGCCGATATAACAATCATGTTTCCAGTTGAACCCCAGTCCGCTTTCATACATGAATGCATGTATTATCTCGTGTCGCAACACTTTCTTTTGCATTTCCAGAAAATCGCCGATTCCATTTACATTGTCTTCTCTCAGATAAATTTTCCGACAACTAAAATCGGTTTCTCCGTCAATATCTTCTTCTCCGTATTTCTTCGGCAGTATCGTGTATTCAGTTCCTAAAATGCTTATTGTCTTAAACTCATTTGTTGCTATCATACAGACCCCTTTTTTATTTTTGAAAAATTTTTGAAAGACCCCTTTTTGTTTTTGTCGGTGGTTCGGGGACTTAGTAGGAGGCTTTTTAAAAAGCTACTAGACCCCCACCCGGCTTGTTCCGTTCAGCTTCCCACTGATCCGGAATTTTAATCATGTATTGTAATTACATATCATCTATACGACAAACATATATTTGTCCAATAGATAAACCACTATATCTTGTGGTGTTTATTTTCATACCACTATATATTGATTTTATGGTTTTTTAGCTGTTTTCCATTTGTGCAATCTGCACAATGGTTTCAGGCTTTTTCACTCCCAACTGCGGAAGCTGATCTATTGTTAGTGCTGGACGCTGCGCCACTTCCTTGCTTACTCCTGGAAGATTTAAACCGTATTCCACATTTCCCACAAACATTGTACCGGTAACATGTTTGTTATCTAGCGCATCATCCTTTATTGATTCCAAACGAATATCTTGAACTTTTTTCCAAATACGGAAACTGGTTGAACTTGGCTCCGTGTGCTTCCAGTTGTCTATTGTATCTTTTGGAATATTTGTAAAATAACTAAAACCTTCTGCGGATACGAATTTATTATACATATTACTTAAATAAATATAATAATCGCATATCTTATAAATCAAATCATAATCATAGCTATTGCATGTACTCGGTATCTTATTTTTTTCATAATGATTTAATGTTTTACTTTTTAATATACTTCTGTCGCAAAAAACACGATTGCCAACAAATTGCAAAACGGCCTTCCAAGGTCTCTGACCTTCCATTTTTAAATTGTCAATCTTGAACTTTTGGCAAGCTTCGGCAATTGCTTCTTCTATGTCATTGTCATATATAACTAAATCATCTACATGTAATACTTCCAAATCTTCGCTATAGTTTTCCATGTCATGCTCACCTCCTGTTAGAATTTAAAAAAAGAAAAACGCCCACAGAAAAGACCTGATAATGATCTAATCTGTGAGCGTGCTGCATTTGTTTTTTTGCCGTCCTTGCTCTGTCCATCTATCCGATAAGCTCCGTTGTCCCTCTCACGGCGCCGGGCGGTGGCTGGCGGATTCGAATTAAATTTTCTGATTCCAATATAAACCAATGCTGTTATTATGTCAACCGTTAAATTTATAAAAATTCCATAAACAGAAAAAAGCCCGATCAGCTGCCGGAACTTTCTTTCGTTTTTTCGTTTTTCTTTTTTTAGTATTTTTTTCTTTTTACTTTTTATCTTTCTTTGTATGTATTACTTTATAGACTAAGATATACGTTATCTAAGTATGTAGTATATTAATATATATAATATATAGTGTATTAATAATAATCTACTGTATATAAATATATACTGTATTAATTAATATTATAAATAATATACTGTATTAATAGTATTTACTTATTGAAGAAAAGAATAGATAAGAATAGAATAGAGGAGTCGTACGACTAAGTCGTACGATGTCAAACGATAATCGTACGATTATTTAAAAAGCCTTATTTTACAATGGTTTTAACTGTACGGAAATCACCAAAAAAGACACAAAAACGGCAAAAAAAGCGGTCAAAATGACGGAAAAAACGGGTCAAAAATTACCGCATTTTCAACCGCATTCCAACCGCAAAAATTAGATAATCGTTTTTAGTCGTACGATTTTTTCATATCCTAAAATGGGCAACCGTTTCCATCTTCTGGAACTGCTCCGGGTTCAGCTGCTACCGCTTCCAGGCGTTCCAGATCGGCAAGGACTAATCTATTGATATAACCGTTTAAGCTTTCTCCTATTCCCTTTATCCGTTCTTTCGTTCCTTTTGGTAACGTAATAGATACCCGATCAAAATTATTTCTTATATATTCATTTTGGTTTTTATACTGTCTCTGAAGCCGTTCTACTGCTTTTTGCGGGTCTATAGTCATTTTCATATCCTCCAAATTCCTTTATTAATTAAAATCATTATATAAATTATATTTTATAAAGTCAATAATAAATATTTTATTAAAATATATTACATAAATACAATTTAGGTATTGACTTTCTTATATTTATGTAATATTATTAATGTAACAAATAAACAACCCGAACGGAGGAAAACAATATGAATAAAACAGCTTTATTATTAACAGCATACGAAAGAGTTGGAAGCGTAGGAACAGCGGAATACATCGAAATGTATATCGATGAAATGGAAGTAACGGCAGACATGATTGGAGATTACAACGAATATCTCAGCGAACAGGGATATGAACAGTTTTTTGATGATTTAGAAATGATGCTGGACGGATTCCAGCCGATGGATGTAGCAAGAATGACATTCTACGGAGATTTTAGATTTGCGGCAGATTTTCATAGATTTAACGGATACGGAAATATAGACAGCTTTGAAGAATATGAAGTTGTTAGAGAAATGAGAAATGATCGTGATTTTCTACAATGGTACATCCTGCAAAATGATTTGATTGACTTTGATTCGATAGATGAAATTATTGAAGAGGCTAACGAATTAATAGATGCAGGATATTAAATTCAAGAATAAGCCGTTGCGGCGGCGTTAAAAAGTCCATTAGGCCGCAAGCGTTCAGCCCTCCGGGGCTTCGGTATTGAATTATCGGAAAAATACGGCGTTAAGCTGGAAATTGAATAAAGCAAAAGCCCCGTATCGGGTCTTTTTATAATGCAGGCGTGGACGGTTCCAACCCCGGGAAAATGCAGAGGATAGAAAAAAGATGGAGGTTTTTATCGCATGGAAAAAACAATTAAATTGCAAGGACTTTACGGACAGCAGAAAGCAAAGCCAGTTAAAGAGTTGAAAATTGGGGACGTTATCAAATGGAATTATGGATATACTAGCACGGTTGTAGAACTGATTCCAACCAAAACAGGGAAACAGATTACATGCATGTTGAAAAGCGATCAAGACGGAGAAATTAGACCGCGCCGAATGGGTTCTGATAGACTGGTTGCAATCGCTTAAAATTATAATTGAAATACTGGGGCTGTCTGTGATATGATAGCCCTATAATATTATTGTGTGCTGTCTGTGGGCTTGTAAACGCCTCATATAGGCGTTTTCTTGCGCTACCCTATGACAGGAATATAAACCGCCTTTTGTCGGTGTTTGCTGGATGGCCGTGCGTTCTTGTGGTTTACATAATACAATCAACCTTGTATGACAAATATGAACTTTTTGTAAACGAACCTAAAAATCAAACAAAAACCCAAGAAAATTTAGGATTATTTCTGAATCGATTTTCCTATAAAAAATAGGTACCGGGGGGGGGTACAAAATTTCTTGCAATTTTTTTGTGGTATTTTCGAAAAAAATTTTTTTGATTTCTGAATTTTGAATCGATACCCACGGGGGTATCAAAAAACGATGCTTTAAAATAGAAATAGCACCCGAAGGTGCTATTTTATCTCCTACCATGAACAAAAACTTTCACATCATCATATCCATCATATGCGTTTAATTCTGATGATAATTTTGCTCCCGGTTTCAATTCACTATCATCATCTGTTATGTATGTAAAATCATAACCGGAAACTTCACCATTTTTAAAGAATAGCGCGTATGCTTTTACAAATTCTGCTGGCTCATCTCCGTTATTGGTGCAAGTTATTATAACTTTTTCATCGGTTCTTGATTCTTCTACCGATACATCGTTTTTCACAGATGTAAAAGATTTATCCTTATCAACCGTCATTGTATATTCAAAACTTTCAGCATTTTCACATTCATAAAAATAATTCTCTAATAAAACTTCCTCTCCCGGAGCCACTCCAACTTCATAAGAATCAGTAGCTCCTATAGTGTTTCCGTTAGAATCTTTTGCAATAGAATTAACATTTATTTCCACAGTTTCGTCAGATGTGTTTAAGATTTCTAAAAAGTATAATGTAGTGCCGTAATCGTCTTTGTATACATATTCCGTTATTTCCATTTGTGAAGCTAAATCTTTTTCTTCCGTTTTGACATCAATAACTTCATTTGTTGAATTTGTTACTGTTGATTCTTCATCTGTGCTTAAAAGGGATAAAAACAGAACAAATACACCAATACCTATAACAGAACAAACGATGCCACCTATAGCAGTTCCATGTTTCCTGTCTTTTTGAGTAAGTGCAACAATTGATAAAACCAAACCTATTATACACGGAATAATTCCAATAACAATAATTGAAAGCATCAATCCAATTATTCCAAGTATTAATCCAGCAATACCCAAACCGCTTGTCTTTTTGTTTTCCATTTCTATGACCTCCAACTTGTAAAATATTTCCAAAATTATACCACTTTAATAAACAATGTTCAATTAAAAAAGAAATGACATCCGAAGATGCCATTTCCCATTTGGAATCTTTTACCTAATTGGAAACGATGGTCTTTATTTCCAAGGGGTTCCTTAAACAAATTAACACAAATATGATTTTTATGCAATCTTTTTTAACACCATAAAAAGTTCATCAACAATATTGAAAATTTCATCTCCATAAGTGGCTATGAAGTCACAAAGAAATTCTTCCTGGTCAATATCAATGTGAATGTCGTATGAAAATACCGCACAATGGCACACTTCGTGAATGAAAACCTTGCGTAAAAACGCACCAGATAATAAATCGGACAAATATACGCACCTTGTTCCAAAATCGCTTACACCGACCGTATACGAGCCGTCGGAACGTCTTAAATTGTCGCTATCCGGTCTACAGAAAACAATATCCCATTCAATACCATTAATAGCAAACATAAAACCACCTACTTTCAAAAACAGGGGGGCACAAAGCCCCCTTAACCGTATGGAAATATATACCTTTATGAGATTTTTTGAGCCATAGTCTGTAATTTGGTTTTCAACATGGTCTTTTCTTCATTGGAAGCACCGGAAATCATTTCAGAAATATCGCTGCCAAGTTCTGTCATATACTCTTCCAGTTCTTTCATTTTTTTCTGCTTATCTTCCGCAGTGTTTCCCTGATGCAGTTCTTTAGTTTGCATATAGTTGCGTCTCATCATCCCAGAACGACCTTCGCGGTAATCACGTTCTCCGCCATAGTTACGTGAATTGCCACCACCGTTCATTCCACTAGTTGAACCACCGGACATATTACCACTGGATGAACCGGAACCGCCGTTTGGATAGTACATTCTACCCATTCCGTAGTCCATATCTCTCATGTGTTCCATATCATCGTAATGTGGAATCATTTCTTCATAACCGCGTTTACGGCTCATGTATCTACCACGGCTGTCGCGTCTCTGACCACGATAATATCTGCGCTCTTCCATCGGTCCATTTTCATCATAATCTTCACCATATTCGGACCCTTCCATAGCAACCGTAAGCGTGCGGTAATAGTGAGCTTCTGACAAGTCCTTAATCATATCAAAGACTTCTCCCATTTCTTTGGTATCAACCTGTTCAATACCTTGCTTATCAAATTCTGCTTTTGCACATCCGACAAGCAACTCAATCATTTCATGCATTTTTTTAATATCACTCATTGCTTCACACCTCCTACGCGCCCGCTACCGGTGCGGTACCGTCAATAGCTGTTAAATTGTTATTTGGTGCGCAGCATACTTTTCCTAATAGTTTGAAAATTCCTGTTGTCGCACTTGTTTCTACTTTGGTTGCGTATTTTGTTCTTGTTCTGATACTGCAAGCTGTTGCTTGTGTGCAATCGCACTTATTCAATGGGTAAAGTTCCGTACCGGCACCAATCTGAATGAATACTGGTGCCGTTATTGTAGTTGTGTCTGGAATTGTCTGAGCAACCACGATACAATATTTACATCCATCGGAATAAGCACCTTCTGGAATCGTGATAACAAGTCCAGTTCCGTCGGTAAACGTAACAGCTGTGCTAATAATCAATCTATCGCATAAGCGACATACATTTTTACATGCCATAATAATATCCTCCTGTAATCAATACAGGGCAGACACTAAGTCCGCCCCATAGAATAATCAGCCCCTATGGGCGAGTTGTTCAATTGTTAGGCGCATCCGCAACCGCCGTAACCGCTAAATGTGCCACAGCCATTTGTCGGGAATGTAACCTGTGCCGGCGGCTGTACTACATATGCCGGAATCGGGCAGTCATTGCCAGTTCTGCGAATAATCTCCGCAGTTCTAGCATCAAGTGCAGCTGCAAAGTATGCATTCTGCTTTAACGCCTGATTTTCAGCCTGTACAGTTGCCAGTTTATCCTGTACTAAGAAGTCAAGGATACTTTTTGTGCTGTCTGCGATTGCCTGGCGTGTTTCACAAGCCTGTGTTGCCATGTTGTAATTGATTCCGTCAATTGCACGCTGAGTCTGGCAGCAACAATCAGAAATCTGATGACCAAGGCTGTTAAATCCACTCTGAACATTGTAACCAAGGTTACAGATCGCATTGTCCACACCGTGGAACCCGGTTGTTATTGTGTTATTCAGCGCATATGTGCTGTCTGCAAGACCATATGTCTGCTGGTCTAATTTAGAGATTAAAGTCTGCT